TCGCGGTCGCCGGTCGAGAAACTTAAGGGCGGCCACGCGATCCCGCAGGGCATGGGACGCGGCAGCCGGCGGGGCGGCCGTGACGCCAAGGGCAGGTTCCTAAAGGGAACCGGCGGCGAGGCCTACGTCGTCATGAGGAGAGACACCCAGACCGGCAAGCGGACCAAGGCCGGCGTGTTCAAGACGGAGAGAGGCAAGGTCAAGCCGGGCCGCTACATGGCCAAGGGCCTCGACAAGGTCCGACCCAAGATTCCCAAGACCTTCCAAAACTTTGTCTCCGGCCCGTGACGCCAGACCCCCTGCGGGCCTGCCCCCGGGCGGGGCTACCGTGAGCGAACAACCGCCCACGGGAGCACTGAACCACTATGTCAGTCACGCTCGGCAAAGACGTAACGATCACGGGCATCAGCAACGCCCGCACCGTCACCGTCAACAACTCCGCCGCGGAGGTTGACGTCACGAAGCTGGGTGACGCCAGCCGCAAGTTTCGGAAGGCCATGATCGAGCAGACGGTCGAGGTTGAGTGCGTCGACGCCCCCGGCGTGGACGTGGGCGACACGTTCACGCTCGGCGGGCCGTCCACCGGCAACGTCGTGTACGTCGTGACGAACGTGGCCGAGGCCGACCCGATCGACGGAATCAAGACGTTCACCGTCTCGGCCAGCCGCAATCATTCGCAGTCCTAATCAGGGAGACCCGCACGCATGGCCATTACGCTTGGCAAGGACGGTTCCGCCCCTCCGTTCGGCAGCCAAATCATTTCGGCGACCTACACCGAAGAGGTGGAGATCGTCGACGTCACCAACCGCACCAACGCGGGCGGCACCTCCGGCAACCCCGGCTTTCGGGCTTACAAGTCTGGCCTGACCAGCAAGTTGTGGGAGATCGAGTGCCACAGCCCCACGGGCCTGATCACGGCGCTCAACACCAACACGCCCACCTCGAGCTTCCTCGTCATGGGCGTCACCGAGAACATCTCGATCGACGGAGCGGTGACCTACACCGTCACCGCACGGGAGGGCTGATCCCGTGCCGATCGTTCTGGGCAAGGATGGCACCGTCACGGTCGGCACGGCCGTAGTCGGCGTCCGCAACGTGACGTTTTCCAGCGCCGCCCGCACGATCGACATCGAGGAATACGGCAGCCGGTTTGTGTCGGTCTACCAGACCGGCCGGGACGGTTCGCTGTCGATGGAGGTCAACGACACGACGTCGGTGGCCGCCATAGCCACTGCGCTGAACAACGGGACGGAGGTCACAGTGTCGGGTGGCAACGCCGGTTGGTCGTTCCCGGCCGTGATCACGTCGCTGAGTGAAACGGCCGCCGTGGACGGCGTGGTGACGTTTCAGGTCGAAGCCAAGATGACCAAGGGAGGCCTGCGGTGAAAGAGTTCAGGGACGACCAGGGCCGGCCGTGGATGGTGGCGTTGACCGTCGCCGCCGCCGATCGCGTCCGCGGCTTGGTCACGCTCGACGTGACCGAGGACGTCGACCAGCCGGACGGCAGTGTCAAACGGCAGACCCGCCAAGTGCCGTTCGACCTGATCGACGCCGGCACCATCGCCAAGACGCTGGAAGTGTTGCGAAACAACTACGGAAAGATCGGCGAAATCCTCTACGCGATCTGCCGGCAGCAGGCCGACGAAAAGAAACTGACCCGCGACCAGTTCCTGGACGGCCTCCGCGGCGATTCGCTCGAGGCGGCCCAGCTCGCCCTGGAGTCGGAGCTAGTCGATTTTTTCCCGCCGGGCCTCCGCAAGATGGTCGCGCTCATGGTCGCCAGAATCCGCGAAATGGCCGACCAGGTGATGAGCCAAGCGGAGGCCGAGCTGGCAGGAACGACGGCGGCGGAGCTGCTCGCACGATCTGGGACACGATCTGGGAGTGTGCCGGAATCCTTGGAATCCACCCCGGCGAGTGGACCTTCCGAAACCTCCTTACAGCCCGAAACGCTCGACTCGAAATGGACTGGTGGCACACCGCCAACCTCCTCGCCCAAACCGCCAACCTCCACCGGGCGAAACACGCGCCGTCCGTCGACCCAGCCCGCCTAAACCCGTTTGCCAAGAAGAAGGCCGCCCGCCAGGCCACGCCCGAAGAGATTCAGAAACTACTAGGCCCTGACTGGCATGAGGTCAAAACGTCATGAGCCGAGTTAGAGGCGGGCAGGTATTTGTCGAGATTGGGGCCGATCCCCGCCGGCTGTTCAAGTCGCTTCAGGACTTGAACAAGCACATCGGCAAGATCGGCTCGCAGTTGCAGGGGCTAGGCACGCGAATGACGGGGTTCGGTGCGGCGCTCACCGCCCCGCTGGCGCTGGCGACCCGGCAGTTCGCCCAGTTCGATGACGCGATCCGTCTGACCGCAGCTGTCAGCGGTGCGGCCGGATCAGACCTGCAAAAGCTGAACGACCGAGCCCGGGAGTTGGGCGCGACTACCTCGTTTACCGCGGTTCAGGTCGCCACATTGATGGGCGAGCTGGGACGCGCGGGTTTTAAGCCGGACGAGATCAACGCCATGACCGGCGCGGTCTTGAACCTCGCCCGGGCAACCGGCACCGACGCAGTTCTGTCTGCAGGCATCATGGCGGCCACGCTCAGGCAGTTCGGCCTTGGCGCTGCAGATGCGACCCGCGCCGCTGACGTGCTGACCCAAACTGCCAACGCAACTTTTAATAGCGTGGAAAGCCTTGGCGAGGCCTTGAAGTACGCTGGCCCCGTCGCATCTAGCCTAGGGATGTCGCTTGAGGACACCGCTGCCATCTTGGGTGTTCTTGGCAATGTCGGAATCCAGGGCAGCGAGGCTGGCACCGCCTTGAGGCGTCTGGCGGTGATCTCGGCAGGGGCAGGCGAAAAACTGCAAGAGATTTTCGGAATCACTAACACCGACGCCGCCGGTAACCTGAAGCCGCTGGTCGACATTCTGGACGAGATCAACACCGCTACGGCCAGTATGGGCGTGGCCGAGCGCACAGCCAAGATGGCCGACGCTTTCGGCCTGTTGGGGATCACGTCGGCCAACGTGCTGTCGCAGACTGCCGGGGGCGTCCGCGGGCTGGCCGATCAGCTTCAGAACGCTGAAGGCACCGCGGCCCGCACGGCCAAGGAAATGGACGCCGGCCTCGGCGGGGCCATGCGGATTACCCTGTCCGCGATCGAGGGCACGGCCTTGGCGATCGGTGACGCGCTGGCCCCGTCGCTCCAGTTCCTGGTCGAAGGCATCGGCCACGCCGCGAGTACGCTGACCACGTTCATCAAAAACAATCAGGAGATGGTGGTCGGGTTGGCACAGGGGATCGCCACGTTTGCCGGGATCTCGGCCGCCATCCTTGGCATGGGCGTGGCCCTGTCGGCGGTGGCTGCGGCCTTCGGCCTCGTCCTGTCGCCGATCGGCCTGATCGTGGCCGGTGTCGTGGGCCTAGTCGCTGCCGTGAATCAGGCGACCGGCGTATTGGGCCAGCTGGCCGGGATTGCCTCCACCACGTTCGCCGGGATCTACGACGCCCTTGCGGCCGGCGATCTTGGCCTGGCCATGGAGATCATGTGGGCCGGCGTTCAGGCGGCGTTGATCCGCGGCGTGAATGCCACCATGGCCACGTTGGACTCGTGGGTGGCGTTCCTCCAAAACACGTTTACCTACGCCGGAGCCGACCTGTACGCGGTCTGGGAATCGCTGTGGAGCGGCATTGCCCAGCTACTAAATACAAACAAGGCCATCGTCCTAGGCGTGGTCGACAACATCGTCAACGGTGTCATGGCGTCTTTCGACGCCATGGTGGCTGCGGTCAAAAAGTCTTGGAACTGGGTGCAATCATTCATCGTCAAGGGCTACGACCTGGCGGAAGAAAACAGGAAGGTCGACAGCGAGATGACGGCGCGGGCCGCCGAGCGGTCAGCGTCACGGCCAGGGATACAGGGCCGAATGGCAGCAGCGGCCGAAGAAAACGCGGCAACTGCCGCAGACACGCAAGCCCGCATTGACGCCGGCCGGGCAAACGCCGACGCGATCGCCGCCGGCCGCCTCGACGAGAACGCCCGCCGAGCCGCAGCCCGTGACGCCGACGCGGTGGCCCTCGAAGGTCGCGTGGGCGAACTGCGGGAGACGGCAGCCGACCGCCGGGCCGTGGCCGGCCAAGTTGGCGAACTCGACCGGTCGCTCGGCAGCGTCACCGGCATGGATGAACTACAAGCCCTGGCCAGCACCTTCCGCGAACTGCGGGACAGCGGCAAGCTGTCGGCCGAGCAGCTCGAGCGGTTGGAAGGTTCGCTGGATGCGGCCTCGGAGCGGGTCATGGATGCGGGCCTGTCGGGCAGCAACGACGCCCGCGAGGCTGCTGCAGCCGGGGCCGCCGCGGCCCAGGCGACCGCCACGACGTCCGCGGCTGAGGTGGTCGGCACGTTCAGCGGTGCCGCGTTGGGCCAGCTGGGGTTCGGCAGCAACCTAGCCCAGAAGCAACTCGACACGATGAAACAGATCGAACAGAACACCCGCGACCCTATGGCCGGCCTCGTCGCCGACTGACACCATGCCTATTTTTCGCTGGGTCGAAGACAACTCGAGTCGTAGCGCCACGATCCACCGGCTGGGCAAGAAGGCGCAGAGCACCTACCGCCGCAGTTGGAAAATCTTTGGAACCAGCGACGACGTCGCGCTTCACGCCGACATCAACGACACGCTGTATCGGTTTGCGCTCTTCTGGCAGTATCCGGGGCAACCGCAGAATCAGCTTCACCTTGAGTCGTACAGCGTCGAGTATCTCGGCGACAATGCCTGGCAACTGCAGGCCGTCTATATCTCGGACGGTGGCGAGGATGACCAGCAAAGAGATCCGCTCAAGCGGCTGCGGTCGTTTGACACCGGTGGCGCCACGCAGCACATCACCCAGGCCATTGGGTCGGACGATTTCCCGGACGGGGAACAGCGGTTCCACTCAGGGGCACCGGCTGCCCCGAATATGCAGGGCGCGATCGGAGTCGATGGAGACTCTGTGCAAGGGGTGGACATCGTTGTCCCCCAGTTGACGTGGACCGAGACCTATGACGTGCCAGCCCAGTACGTCAGCACCGACTACGTCAAGACGACGTCGCGCATGACGGGGACGGTGAACGACGACGATTTTCGCGGCTTTGAGGCTGGCGAGGTGCTGTTTTTGGGGGCCAGTGGTTCGCAACAGTGGGACGAGGAAAAGGGCGACGGTCCCTGGAGCCTGTCCTATAAGTTCGTCGCACACCCCAACTATGGTGCCGGCAAAACGCTGCCGGCTCTGACCATCGGGAACATCGAGGACATCGAAAAGGATGGCCACGACTACCTCTGGGTCCGTTACGAGGACGCGGTGTCTGGCAGCACGCTACTCAAGCGGCCCAAGTTCGTGTACGTCAACAAGGTCTACCGCCGAGCAGATTTCAAAGACTTGGGAATCGGAGTTGAGTGATGAGCCGATCAACTGGCAGGGTTCGGCCAGGTCAGAACATCACCACCGCCTTTTCTGCGCGCGCGTGGAACAGAGCGCAGGACGCCGCCGACATCGTGCTGGGCGATCGCGGCCAGGTGCAGGTAGGCCAGGATTCGCCGCTGGCAAGAGCGCCCAACATCGTTCTGGTCCGCAATGATTCGGATCTGCCGGTGCCGGTCGGTGGCTGCCTGCGGCTGTCTGGCTATGTCGTGATTCCAGGCGAAGGCCGCATCGACAACGAAGACCCCGACGAGGAGGACTATCGGGCGCGGGAGTTCATTCGGCAGCCCGTCCTGACCGGGGACGTCGTCGAATCGCTGACCGATGCGATCGCGGTGGCCCTCGAGCCCGTGGCGGTCAACGCCGTCGGACGGTTTGCGGCTGGGGGCGTGTTCCCCTGCAAGGTGCGCGTGCTCAACAACTCCCACCGGTATGCCACGGGGCGTATCGATGACGTGACGCAGCTCGTGTCTGCCTCCTGCGGGCCGGTACGGTTGTTGCAGACCACTGGAGCGGTCGGGACTGAGGAAGACGAACAGGAGCCCAATACACGCTGGTCGCTGGGGCAGATGTGATGGGTTCGTCGTGCGACTGCTGCGGCTGCCAGCGCCGCGACAACTACCGCTCCCACCGAGTGGTCGCCAAGCAGCGAGACGCTTTTGTCTACGAAACGTCGTTTGCGTCGCGGACCAGCACCAGCCGGGATTTTTCGGAGTTGTATGACCGCACCGGCCCGGCGGAGCTGGTCTGGCAATACAGCCGCGACGGTGACACGCTCGGGCCGTACAGCATCGAGTGCGGCCGCAGTTGGCAGGCTGTGACGGAGACCGGCGGATCGTTGACGCAGGTCGGTTCGTACTGGCCTGACGACGGGGCGGCCAAGGGCGGCGAATCGACGCTGGTGGGCGTTTACGGCAGCGAGTTCAAGGTTTTGGCCACGTTCGCCTCGCGCGTCCATGGAACGGGGGCGGCCGAGTTGTCTTTGCAGGCTGCTGGTTTCACCGTCAGCCTGGCCCGCGAGTTTTATGACATCCTGCCCGGCGCTGCATCGACCTACAAGTTTCCCCTTTGGCCGACGTTCCCAGAACTGGGCGTGGTCAACGAAACGGGATCGTTCACGGGCTTGGTGGGTCGCCAGTCAGAACGCGCCGCGCTGACGTTTGGCGAGACCACCGTGTGGGCATGCCAGACAGGTGACCGGACGCAGACCTTCCTCGGGGGCGTCTCGTTTGGTTTCGTCATTGGATACGAGTCTGGGTTTTCGCCGCTTGGAGAATCGGGCGGCTACGTCACGGCATTTGGCCCGCTGCGCGTGCCGGCGTTCACCACGTCGCTGCCAAACCGAAACACTCTCCTACAGCAGTTCGCCATCAACCGCGGCAACAGCGGCGAAGACAACGCCGAGCGGTGGCCCGTCGGCGATGTCTTCACGCCGACACCGTACCCACGCAGTCAGGTTGGCTACTATCCCGGACCTGTGGCGTTTAAGGGGCGGCGTGTGAAGGTCTATCGGGATGACGAGCTGATCGACACGCTCCTAAACCCGACCGAGGCGCAAGCGCTCGCAGTCACATCCGAAAACGGCGAGTATCTGCTAGTTAACGAAAACGTTGAGGAGGCCGATCCGGAATACGAGGGCGAAGGCCTGGACGACCGCCGGCGTGTGGTCAGGCCGCTGAAAGAGTTTCGGTCGTTTGCCATTGATGATTCGACGCCTGTCATTGGCTGCTCGGCGCCGCATGACGCTTATGTCGGTTTTCCGCCTTCACAGCAGGCCGGCGACGTCAACGGCACGGGCACCAACAACCTCTTCGGATGGGTGAACGCCACAAAACCTGTGGTCCTCCGAGATGACGAGCCCGAGACAATCGACAACTACGTCCACAGCGACGACCTGTCGGACATGGTCCCGAACGCGTATATCAACCGGGCGAGCTATGTGTTGACGTCAGATGGTCTAACCGACGTCTATACCCGGCCGGCAGGGACATACGAGGTCCAATCCAGCGACCTCGTCGACACGCCTTACTGCCTGTTCGGAAACTACGCTGAGTCTGTGCCTACGTTCGACGTGACCATTCATGCGGTCCCGGCGGCGTTAACGGTTCCGTATCCGCGGCTGGAAGATCCTGGCTTTTATACGGCCGGCTATTTCCGTGCGCGGCTGGCCAGTGAAAAGGTGACAACGGTCAAGCTGCGGTTTTTTGGCGGTCGGGTTCGGGCTTCCACGGTCACGTCCAGCCAGCTGACCCTTACCCGCGACGGCGAGGAAGTGGAGGGCTGCACGCTGTCGCAGCTCGACGCGGAGACGTGGCTGGTGGCAGTTCCCGAAGCGGCTCAGACGGCCGGTTCGTTTTTCGTCCTGACGTACGACCCAGATGGCGACGTCGTGGCGATCGACAATGCAGGCAACGAGATCGAAGATGCGCCCGTTGTGCTGGCTACCCGCTGTGCGTGGCTCATGGCCAGCGAGAATGGCTGGCCCAAAAAGAGCGACACGCAAGTGACGAAAAATCTCGACCTCGGCCCGATCGCAACGATTGGGCAGGCAAACGAGACGTATGACGAACAAACAGGCGAAATGGTGCTTGATAGCACCGGCAACGCATTGATCACCGACTGGGGCACCGTGCGGTCGTCTACCGAGGTCGACGAGTTTGACCCCAACCTCCCAGAAGATTCCCCCGCGACGGCATTGTGTTCGTGGTTTGGCTTAGACACCACGATCGACCCGTGCCCGCCCAAGGCGCTGCGGTGCCCGGCCCCGCGATCTGAACAGCGTCACTCGTCGCTTTTTCGTTCGTCTGAGGACATCCACAGTTTCCGGGTGTCGATGGTCACCAAGGCACCGATGGACTACCGCCCGCCCATATGGTTGACGCATACAGTCGGCCGCACGCTGTATGGCAAGCGGCTCCCCCAGAACCTGTGGGGCTGCTTGATCGCCACGCAGGCGATCCCGCTAGATCCCGCGCCGGTCAACTACTTCGGAAGCCCACTGCTCTACAGCTACGCTGTCGAAGCCGGCGTGTTTTGGTTGGCTGCCGGTCGTCAGGTGCTTGAATATGGCGGCCGAAAGACCGCGGTCCTCGGTGAACTGATGCTCGAGGTCCGGCAGAGCCTGCTGGTCCGGGAAACATACCTTGGGACCAACCGCTATTTCCTGCAAACCGACGCTGACGTCATCACGCTGTCAAAGGACAAGGAAGACCTGCTAGTCAGTGGCGAGGCCATCGAATACCCGAGCGTTTTCGATTCCAGCATGGTAGCCCCATTCAAGCTGGCCTATTGGTGGCGCATTGAGAAGGTCTAGCAGACCCCCTCCAAAATCCGGGCAGACCGGCTGAAAATGCGGGCGAAACTGGCGTTGGACGCCACGCGAGCCGCGGCAGAATCAGATCAGAGGAGGCCACGATGGCACGGGCTCGCAGGACTCGCACCGTCTACATCGCCGACCAGCGGTGGAAGATCGTGCGGGCCAGGCTGCGAGGCAAGTACGGCGAATGCGACTACACGAACCGAACGATCCGCATTCACCACACCTTGGCCGGCACGGACCTCCTCGACACGCTGCTCCATGAACTGATCCACGCCCGGTGGCCGGATCTGTTGGAGTCGAGCGTGGAGGAGTTTTCGGAAACCCTAACGGCCGTGCTGGACGCGGAACGCTTCCGCCGGCCCGAAGACGAGGAGGACTGATGGCAAAGCGGCCCCCGCTGATGGACGACGTGCTGGCCAACCTGCCCAAGAAGGGGACCACGCCCTGGCACATGAAGCTCCCGCCTGACCTGCTGGACGAGCTGCGGCA